ATCAAGCGCTCAACGCGGCGGCCAAAGCCTCGATTGATGGAGCCGTTCATTTCGCGTGCATGGATTGGCGCCATATCGAGGAGCTGCTTGCCGCAAGCCGCAGCGTGTATGGTGCCATGCTCAACCTGATCGCTTGGGTAAAGACCAATGCCGGTCAGGGAAGCTTTTATAGAAGCCAGCACGAGCTGATCGGGGTATTTCGCGTCGGGGCCGTACCACATCTGAACACGATTGAACTGGGCCGGCATGGCCGCAGCAGGTCAAACGTCTGGCAGTACGCCGGGGCGAATACCTTCAGGGCCGGCCGAATGAGCGACCTGCGTGTACATCCGACGGTGAAGCCGATCGCGATGATCGCCGATGCGATGAAGGATTGTACGCGCCGCAACGCGATCGTTCTCGACACTTTCTGCGGTTCGGGCACAACGATTCTCGCGGCAGAGCGGGTTGGACGTCGGGGCTACGGGCTGGAGATTGATCCCGGCTACGTGGATGTGGCGGTGCGGCGGTGGCAAGCGTTTTCAGGCAGAGACGCTTTGCATGTTGGTTCTGGTCTCACCTTCGAGGAAGTTGGGCTTCAACGACTCGAGAAGCAGAAGGCGAGCCCAACGAGCGCCATCGATAAGCGTGTTGGGAGATAGCGCCATGACACGCAAAGCGCCTTCTCAAGCGTCACGAGGCGGCGCGGCTGAGCCGCTCGATCACGATAAAGCTGGCGATCATGCCATTACGCCAGGCGCAGCTGCCGCACCTCCAGACGGTCGCACCGACGAAGGGCGGTACGAGGTGGGTTACGGCCGCCCACCTTTGCACAGCCGTTTCAAACGGGGGAAATCCGGCAATCCAAAAGGTCGGCCAAAACAATCTGGGAACTTGCGCACGATCGTAAAGCAAGTCTCTGACGAGCAAATACAGATCCGCGACGGCGATCGTCTGCGACGCATGCCAAGAATAGAAGCCCTCGTGCGCACGACGTTTGCCCGCGCATTGAAAGATCCCAAGGCGCTGCCATCGCTCATCGTTCTGCTGCGGCAGTGTGGCTACGGGGCCGATCACAATGAACCCGCAGGCGATGTACTGCTCGGTCCGGAATACCAGACGATCATCGATGATTTTCTCGCTCGGCAGGGGATCGAGAAGGACACCAGCGATGAGGATGTCCAGCCCGTCTTATCGCCCGCTGTGAAACCCGCGAAGCCGGGCAGTTGATCGCATGGACCTTCAACGTTCCCACTTGCCCGCATCCCTGGCTGCCGCAGTCATAGGCAGCGATCTGTACTCGTTCATACGAGCATCATTTCCAATCATATCCGGCGGCCATCAATTCCTGCCCAATTGGCATGTGGAGGCGATGGCGTATGAGCTTAGCGAAGTCATGCGAGGTACAACGCGGCGCCTGATCATCACTGTGCCGCCCCGCAGTCTCAAATCCATCTGCACCTCCGTCGCCCTACCGGCATTCGCGCTGGGTCATGATCCGAGCCGTCGGATCATCTGCGTCAGTTATTCGGAGGGCTTGGCGCGCAAACACGCAAACGACTGCCGAGCTCTGATGCGTTCCGATCTTTATCGGCGGATTTTCCCGGGCTGTCGGATTAGTCCGGCAAAAGACACAGAAACGGAAGTCATGACCACGGCTCGCGGGTCTCGGCTCGCGACCTCCGTTGGCGGCACTTTAACCGGTCGCGGTGGGAATCTTTTAATTATCGATGATTCGCTCAAACCGCAAGACGCGCATTCAGAAAACGCGCGCGACTCCTTAAAGCAGTGGTACTCGAACACGCTGCTGTCGCGGCTCGACCACAAGACCGAGGGCTCGATCATTGTGGTCATGCAGCGGCTCCATCCCGATGACCTCGTCGGTCATCTCCTCGAGCAAGAAGGTTGGGCACATTTGAACCTTCCGGCGATCGCAGAAGAAGACATGACCATCCGGCTCGGCGCCAATCGTAGCCACAGCCGCCGGGTCGGCGATCTGTTGCATCCGGAACGAGAATCCCAGGTCGCGCTGGATGAGCTCAAGGCCGAGATGGGTTCCATGGAGTTCGCGGCGCAATATCAGCAAACCCCCGTGCCGATCGGCGGCAATCTGATCAAGTGGTCATGGTTCAAGTTCCATGACAGGCCACCCACGCCGCAATCGGGCGACAAGATCATCGTAAGCTGGGATACGGCACTGAGCAGCAGCCAGCTTGCGGACTATTCAGCGTGTGTCGTCTTGCTGGCGCGCAAAGAGACGATCTACATCCTCGACGTTGTGCGGGCCCGTCTGGAATATCCTGAACTCAAGCGGGCGGTCCTTCAGCACCACAACCGCTGGCGCCCTGTTGTTTCGAACTACGCCCTTCTCATCGAGAAGAAAGGGTCAGGCGAGAGCCTGATCCAAGACCTGCGCCGCGCGAATATCCATGCCATTGGCGTCAATCCAGATGGCGACAAGATCCTGCGCATGGTCGCTCAAACCGCGCGGATTGAAGCCGGCGCCGTTCATCTCCCGACGGGTGCGGCGTGGCTCGAGGAGTTTAAGAAAGAGGTTCTGTCATTCCCTTGCAGCAAACACGATGACCAGATCGATGCGCTATCGCAGGCGCTCAAAAGGGCGTTCGCGCCTGGACCCCCGAGCATACAATTCGGCCGTTATTAAACAGGATGAGTCCGAATTCGATAGCACTCATGTGCCGATCGATACGAGGCACTGCGTCGGCCATGTGGTAGTTTTGGGCGAAGCAATAGTCTGAAGGCGATCCCGACAGGCTTAGGAACGAGCAGAGCGGACGCTCATCCCACGCTCGCCTGATCATCCTTCCGCTAAACGCATGCTTCACCACCCAATAGGTTTCAAGACATTAAAACGGTGCGACCCCGCGGCATTTCCCCGAAGCTGTTACTCGCCGCTCTTGCTCAGCCCAGGAATGGGGCAGCGCGCGGGCGAGCTTTGTGAGCGTGAGATCGGCCGGTGCAGTGCCCTCGAGCAGTGCCGACACGATCCGGGGTGAGACCAAGGCAAGCGATGCCAACAGACGAATGTGCCGCTCGGACTTTCCTTCCCGACGAGCGATTATGGTGAAGCTGGCTGCCCGGCCGTGCACTAAATCATCTATCCATTGCCGTGCCTTGGCGATCGCAATCAGGAGAGCGTCGCGCCGGCCAGGCTTAATCGGCGTATTGTGAGCCGGCACGTGGATGATGCCCTTGGCAGCGACCTGTCCCGGGCTGCTCCGGGGAATGGCGATCGTCTTGGCAATGGTCAACGCATCATGCTTCGGCGGCGCTTCCCCGACGACCTGGCGCAGTCGAAGCTCGATGTGGTTCGCCGTCAGTATGGCGCGCTCGAGATGGCACGCGATAAGGTCACGATCATTATCCGGCAATTGCTTCCCAGCACCGCTTGCGTTGAGGTGATTGCGGAGTGCAGCGAGGACAAGTGTCTCGAGCTCGGCGGCGGGAACGCGTCCGACCGACACCTGCGGCTTCTTCTGCAGCACCGCCTGGGAGACGTAATAGCGGTAACGTGTGCCGCCCTTGTTGGTATGCGTCGGGCTCATGCGATTGCCGCGATCATCGAAAAGGCGGCCGCTCAAGACCGCGGGCGAACCTCCAAGGCGAGAGCGCCGCGCGCGCGCCCGGGCCGCGAGCTTGACCTGCACCGCCTCGAACAGCGCGGGATCCAGAATGGCCTCATGCTCTCCGCGGTGAACCTCGCCCCGATAGACCACCTCACCGATATAGAAACGGTTTTTGAGTAGATAAGCGAGCGCCCCCACCCCAAAGCGGCCCCCGTTGCGGCCGTTCGACTGCCGCCGCGGCTTGCTGCGAATTCCCCGTCGAGCGAGGTCCTGCGCCAATGCGCGCACCGAGCCAAGCTTTAGATACTGCGCAAAGATCGTGCGAACGGCCGCAGCCTCGGCCGGGACTGGCGCGATCTTTTTGTCCACGGCCGCATAACCAAGCGGGACTGGGCCACCTACCCAAAGGCCCTTGCGCTTGGAGGCCGCGATCTTGTCCCGCACCCGCTCCCCGATCAGCTCGCGTTCGAATTGTGCAAAGGACAGCAGCACATTGAGCGTGAGCCGCCCCATGCTGGAGCTGGTATTGAACGATTGCGTCACCGAGACGAAGGAGACGCCGTGGGCATCGAACAGCTCTATAAGCTTGGCAAAATCCGCAAGCGAGCGGGTCAGCCGGTCGACCT